ACGCTCCTTCCGTGTTTTTTAATTGTTTTGCGTATTCTTCGAGTGGCACACCTAATTTTTTAGCTATTGCTACTTGAGACGATGTGAGTCTCACTTGTTTGCGACCAGGCTTTACGCTTCTTGTAGCTGAAGCCACTGTCTGAACAGGGGCGGTCGATTGCTTAGTTTCATTTGTACCAAATTTATGCGGGAAGTCAACTCTGATTCTTTTATCGACCTCGGCATAATACTCATTAGAACTCGGATCATAACCTTCTTTTTCAGTTAAGTCCTTGTGTATTTCAAAGGCAGTATAGGTCATTGCTCTATCAGTTCCAAACCATGTATTTCTAGAAGCCCATTCTTCAGCTCTAGGGTCTGTATTGATTGAATCATCCATAGCAGGTTGACTTATTTGACCACCTTGAGAAAGGTTTTGAACAGGTACTTCTGCCTGTTTTTCCTCTTTACTTTCTTTAGCTTGCTCCAATCTGGCATTCTCAAATGCAAGTGTTGCAATTCTCTTGTTAGCATCAACTTGAGCTTTAGAATCTCCAGATTCAATAGCTGCAGCTAATTCTTTTTGTGCTGCCTCCATACCTGAATTTATCGTCGACTCAAATTTTTTCATGTAATCAGAATCAGTTTTTTTAAATTTATTTTCTAATTCTGTTTTTTCTTGAATTATACCTTGAGCATATTTTACAGCAGCAGCTTCTCTTCTTTCTGCTTCTCTCATTTTACGAGTTAATTTCGCAATACGAGATTGTACGCCTTTACTATAATCCTCTAACTCACTATCTTTTTTTTCGTCTAACTTTGTTTCTCTTTCGTTTTCAAATGTTTTATCTGTTTCTTTTTCTTGTTCCGGCTGTTCAATTACAGCTTCGTCTTTTGTTTCTTCGATATCAATCGTAGCATCAGGTCCTGATGTATCGATCGGTACCATTTTTTTATCTTCGTCTGGCATAGTTACTCCTTCCTATGTTTAGAACTCATGCAAGATGTCCTCTGGACTATCAATTGTTGCTAACACTTCATCGTCGTTTAGCAGACGCATCTCTCCACCTTCTATCTTGATTCGGCTGCCTGCGTATCTTGCAAACATAACCCAATCATTTACTTTACACCACGGACCATCGGGATATCTCTCTTTATCCTTATAACAATCCGGACCCATGGCCATAACCAAACCAACCTGAGATGCAACCTGTTGCCTCTCCAATGTTGTTTCAGCTAACACTAATCCCCCTTTAGTTTTCTCTTTCATTTTAAAAGGTAAAACTAACATTCTCCAACCAGTGGGTTTTGGTAATTTTGGTTCTTCTGTTTTTGATGATTTTACACCAACAAGTTTATTGTTTGGTTTTAATATCGATGACTGTTCCATTGTTGTGCTCCTTATCTTCTAGCAGGTTAGAGAGTTCCTGTCTTGTTGCCTCTAGGGCAGTTATTTGTCCTACTATATATCTATATTTCTCCATACTGTCAACACCACCGGATGTGACTGATATAGATAACGCTTCTGTTCTTGTGTCTATAAACTTTATAAGTTTATTTATTACGGTTTCTAGTTGCATTTTTTCCGATTACTCCTTTTAATGTTTTAGCTTGTTTAGCATGTAACTTAGAGGCTTTCTTCAAACCTTTAATTACTTTTTTTATTTTTGCTTTTGCTTTTTTCATATTAACATCTCCATCTTCTTCTTGCCTGACGGATACGTGAGTTCGGATCATTACGTGTTTTTGCTGATGACCTTTTTAATTGTCCTAGTGATCTAGCGCAGTATGACTTCCTACGATTAGCAGCTTTTGATCCAGGCTTCACTTTTCCTGTCACGGCTGTTTTTAATTTAGAACCGGGATTTGCTCTTCTATAGGCAGCGACACCGGCTCGAGTCATGCCTGCTCCAGATTTTGTAGATCTGTAGTTCTTTTTATTTCTTGATATGGGATTAGCTTTTTTCCTCATGCAAATGTTTTTACGTTAGTTGGTTTACCACCGGGATTACCCGCTGCTCGTTTTCGTTTGACAGCACTCGCCTTTTGCCCTTTTGTCATTCGTGTGGCTTTTGCAAGTGGCACGCATTTTGGATATTTTCTTTTGCTCCCCTTCTTCCTTCCGCATGGTTGATACTTCCCGTCTTTCTTCGGTGCTCCAATGTCTACCCATTTCTGTGCTACCCATTCTCGTAGTCCTCCCTTTGAGTAGTATGCTCGCATTACGAATTCTTTCCGTAAGCTCTTCCTTTGCCTTTTTTGGCTAACTTACATTTTCCACCCATTCTGTATCCGGCTCTTCCACCATCGGCTTTTTTAACCATTTCACGTTCTCTAATTTGTTCTGGTGTCTTTTTAGTTATAAATTTTTGTTTTTTAGTTATGTATTTTGGCGTATCTTGGTTGGCCATTGCGTTAGAAACAATTTCACCCAAATCAATTTTTTTCTTTCTTTTTTTAATGTATTTTGATTCAAAATCTGACATTATGCTATACCTCCTTTTACGTATTTCATTCTAGTCATGTCCATGACTCCACCACCCATAGCTTTTTTTCTTTTCTTTTTGCCACCTGGTGTGACTTTACCTGAACATACTGCTGATGCGTACATGTTTGCGTACGCCGAAGGGTATACCTTAAATTTTCTTTTCGCTGCCGCTTTACCTCTTGGACAAAGTTTTGCCATTATACTACCTTCTTTTTAGATTTTTTATTTTTAGCTGCTGCTATAAATTTTGCTTTTGGATCTGCTGCTGTTACTTTTGGATTGTTATCCAAACCATATTTAACACTCTGCATTCCTAGATCAGATCCACCACCTTTTTTAAGACCCATTCTACGACTCATCATTCCACCGCCAGCTCTTCTAGCTCTAGGATTACTTGAACCTGGTCCAAGTTTTTTCTCATACTTATCATGAATTCCAGAAATTTTTTTAGCTGCTGGTTGAACAGATTCAGAAACTTTAATCTTACCTTCAGTAGTTAAATTTTTTTTATATTTATCTGTGGCTTTAACAATATCTTCAAAATCTTTTCTTCGTTTTGTTAAATTCTTTTTAACTTTAGGTACAAGTATTTCATATGCAAACTGGCTACCTTTTTGAAATTTTTTAAACATTACTTTTTGCCTCCGTTTCTAAAAATCTGTGTACCCTTTATACCATAAATGCTCGCCACGACAAGGATCCAGAGATTTGTGAACCATGACGGGAGCTGCGAGAACATGTCGAAGAACAATTTAACCTTGTCCATCGCTGTCGGGTCATCCGATATCACTGCCCAAGCGAGCACCAACACGGGCAAACTGAGAATTATCAAAACTGCTTCGTCTTTCCAGTCTGACTGTCGAGCTTCTAAAAGTTTTCCCTGGTAAGCTTCCTGACCACGGGCCATTTTTTCAGCATGCATCAGTTGTGCATCTGACATTGCCATTTTCGTTCTCTGCTTGTTAGCATAAATCTTACTTCCAGCAGAAACGGCTAGTTTAATTGCCGATAACCACATATTATACCACTATTGCAGTTTTTTTCTTCTCAGATAACATTCTGTTTCTGCCTCTTACTCCAACTACCTCTGGTTTTGCGATGTAGTTAGGGGCACCAACAGCTGTTGACTTAGATCTTGGATCTATTTCAACTTTTTGCTCTGGGACATTCACTATTGTTTGTTTTTTATAGTTCATCATAGCTTTTTTGCTCCTTTTTATTAATTATCGTCTATCATAACTTGTGCTTGTTGTACACCTTGCTTTGCAAGACTGACTCCAGCACGTAATTTAGCTAAATCTTCGTTTTGTTCAAGTTTATCTTCGGCTATTTCTTGCGCTTGCATCAATTTTGCCGTGTTTAACTCTTGATTTGCCTGATCTGCTTTTGTTTTACGCTCGTTTTCCATAGCTCTAAGGTCAACTTCACGTGATTTTAGTTTTAGAAGAGGGTCATTATCAAATTGTGATGTGATTTCCTTCTCTTCTTTCATGTATTCTTCCGTCATTTCTGCAATTAAAATCGCTTTTCTAGATTCTATCTGATTTGTCATCGATTGTAGCTGTTGTTGTATCTGTGGATTCATCGCAGCCATCTGTTGCATCTGCATCATCTCTGCCATTTGCTCTCTAAATTCTAATTGAACCTGCTCCTGAGCCATAATTGATATATGTTCAAGTATATTTTTCTGTATCGCAGCCATAATTCCTGGATTATTTCTAACCATGTTTGTTGACATAAAATTTAAATGCGCTGTGATATGTGCTCTGTGGTCTTGACCAGGAAAAGCTTGAAAAGGTTTTCCTGCCATAGCATTTATGTGTTCCATACTTGGGTCCATCGGTGCATTTGGTGCAGGTGGAGGTAATACAGCGTCAACATTTTTGACACCGATCGCCTCGTACATGTTTCTGTAAATCTGATACATGTTATGTAATTGTGGATTTGATGTTGCAAGTTGTAATTGCGTTTGTGCCATCGTGATTCTTTGAGACATAGAAAATATATTTGGGTCTGCAACTGGTATGACATCTATTCTATCATCAAAGTCTGCCTGTTTTATATTTCTCTGTGCACCCACAACATCATATGGATATTCTGGTGGTAGATATTGTGAAACCACTTTCGCCAAAATCTTAAATTCATCTTTCATTGCCGCATAACATCTTTTGTGTATCGCAGACATTACACGTGAACCTCTTTCAAGAAGAGCAATCGTTGTACCAACAGCAGCGTTTTGTTTTGTTTCTCCTATCTGCATGTCGGCTATAGATGCAAATCTTTGACCCGCCTGAACAACTACTCCTAGTAATTGTAATAGTGTTGGTGATGGTTCTTTGTATGGCAATGGAAAGAAAGCATCTCTCAAACTACCACCTGGTGCATCAACGTCTTTGAATTCACCTGGTTGTATTGGTGATGCTTCATCTCTAACTCTTACGCCCCTCTGTTTAAATCCTGCAGGTAGGTTTGCTAATGTTCCTGCATCTAGCAACTGACGGAGAGCCGTAGTTGCAGTACGGCTCAATCCGCCAATCATATGAATGAGTCCAAAGCCATAAAATCCTAGTCCTGGCAGAAATTTGAAGTGGACAAAATATTGGATTTTACTTTTCTTTAGATCATCGGGCGCATAGTTCCTTCTGATAGAAAGAACTGTTCGGGTACCTTCGTCAACAGTTACGATGTAAGGTAATTTTATTCCTGTTGGCTGATTGTCTGCACCAACATCTTCGAAACCTTCTAGGTCTAAATTTACATGACACTCTAATAAAGTATAGATTGCTTCTGGCTTACCAGATTTTTTTGTGCCATCTAATTCTCTTTCTTTTTTCTCAACATCATTTTGTGTTGTAGTATTTGGTGGACCTAAATCTACGTCCACATAAAAACCATTTACTTGTTGTTTACGTAATTCATTTTCTGACATCTTGATTACGTGTATTACTGATTCCGCATCATCCAAACTTGTTGCCGTGTATGGCACGACCAACTCATCAGCTGGTACAAACTTAGATACCACTCTTGCAAGTGGTACATCATAATAAACTTTTTTAAATGTAGAACCTGCTAATGGTAAATGAAAAAGCATAGAATCAAATTCTGCTTCATACTCTTTCATCTCATCCATGATAAGATAATTTAAATAATCTTTGACACGTTGAGCCTGTTGTTCTGTGCCTGGGTTTTTTAATCCCATGACTTGAGTTCTTACAGGTCCATCGCTTGGTAATAATTCTTTGTAAGCTTGCGCTTGAAACTGTGTTACTGCTTCTGCTAACACTGGGTGTGTTGCACCTGAAGCTCCTTGAAATGGTTCTGTTCTGTCTTCGTATTTAAATCCTAAAAGATCCAGACCTTGTGTGTAAGATCTTTCCCAATCTTTTCTAGACATTTTATAATCAGTATAATTGTTTACCATTTCTCCGCCGATAGGTTCCAAAACATCG